CCACCCTCGGCGAGGATCGCGTCTGCGAGATCGGTGAAAGTCTTTCCAGATCCCACGGAAGCAGACTTATCAATTGCCTGTGATTTGCTGGTAGCATCGGTCACGATGCCGTTTGGCCACGATGTGGGTTTGTTGGTGCCGTGGATGATTGCCGCATCAATGGCTTTAGCAATCGCCTCTGCGAGCCTCGGAGCGGTTTCGCCCCAGATATCATAACCTCCACCAGCCGCATCATCTATGACAGCCGCCGGGATGGGCACAATAACCGCAAGTTCCTCGGCGGTAATGGTGCTATATGTCCAGTTCTGCTTTGTGGTCTTCTTCAGGCCCTCGGAATAGGATGAGCCGGTGCCATCTCCGGATTCGGAAGACAGGAAATACGCAGACGGATACAGGCTCATGACGGGGAGCTGCCTAATCTTGGTAGGCATATCGTTGAGTCTGGTCATCCTGGGGAGCGTAAAGCTGCCCTCGATTGCCGTCTGAATGATCTCCTTTGCGTACTCTGTGGGAATTAGGTTGCTAACCCCACTTCTCGTAATTATGTTATCATAGTCACTCATATGAAAATGCCTCGCTTATCGGCCACCTCGCCCTGCCGCCTGCAAAATTTGGGCATTCATGAAAGCGTGCTTGTCTGTCGCTTCGTTGCTGCCCGGGGGGGTAGGGTTGCCGATGGATTGCTTTTTGCTTAATTTAGCTCCAAAATCCGTCGCAATGGACTCGATACTCTTGGTAATAGACTCTTCGTCCTTGCCAGTCACATACTTCATCAGATGACTCGGGAGTCCTTGACCATCTTTGGTTCGGAAGTCAGAAAACAGCTTGGTTCTCAGTTCGACCGCTCCAAGTTTCTCGACCCTTTTGCTTAGGGCATCCTTTTCCTTGATCGCCTCATCGCGTTCCTGCTGGAGCCTTTGCGATTCGGTGAGCTTGGACTTCTCGATATCCTTGAGTCTGGTCTTCAGCTCATCATAGTCCTTGTATCGCTCCCTTTCGCGCTGCCTTTCGGCGGCAAGGAGCTTACCGAGCTTTTTCTGTTGCTCGGGAGTAAATTCGACATCAGATTCGTTCGGCTCTGACGGGTTCGCCGCAGCCTCAGTGGGATTTGCTGGCGGCTGAGTCCCGCCATTAAGCTCTTGATCTGTCATGTGTATTCACCCAACTTTTACGCAAGTTAGCAGCGAGATGCATCGATAACGGACGATGCAATGACCGAGTTATAAACTGATTATTATTAAGAAAAATATAACTATTTGGATTGCACATCTCTGCACAATTCAACTTTTCTGATTGAAGTGATGCTACCGAATGGGGCAAAGAAAACGATTTCTTTTTCCCTGGTCATTCGGACGTAGGGAGAACATTCTATCCCACAAATATCAACCTCATCGGCTTCAACATTCTGAGTATATTCTGTACCCACTAATCGAATTTCATACATTTTTAACACCGCCACTCGGAAGAAGTCGAACGTTTATCGTCAGCGCGTCGAGATCATCACCAAGTATCGAATCTGCGATTTGATACTTATCTCCCATCGCGAGAACCCGCGCGATGGCTTCCCCGATGTTTTCGGCGACTATTTTCCATTTACCGACGATGCCAGTGGGCACCTCGACATCAACATTTAGAATTTTTGACATCTATTATTGCAAAAATATTATTTGGGCTTAGGCTTCTTGCCTTTGCCTTTGCCCTTTCCTTTACATCCCATCAGATCACCACTTACACGATCGTCCTTCCCAAGTATAACGATTCGACTCGCGCGTTCTATAGTTCTCGGCTTCTTCATCGAACAGAGAAAAATACGTGCGATTATATTTTGATGGATTCATAGGAATCATATCATCGATCCTTGTAGTGGCAATTCTTCGAGTATCTGCTTCTGGTCGGCATCCGCCTGTTCTGCCGTCCACCCATAGCGCCTCATGGCCGCGGCTTTCTTGCTTGAGATGCCAGAGGTGACATCGTTCATTTCTATTTGGGACTGCTGATAATCATCGTTTGGCAAGCCATCATGCCAATTGATGCTTATTTCTTGCGGCGTAATTGCAATGCCCTCCAAGGTCGCGAGCAGCCAAATGAGCTTCTTGAGAGCGGGATCAATGTTCAGGCGAAGACGTTCAACTCGCTTGAGCGGGGCCATCATGCGAAGCCTGAGGGAGGTTCCAGACTCTGCTGATCCCGAACCGCCCATGCTCCCGCTCAACGATTGCCCAAATGCCTGCGGGCAAGTCTCGGAAATCGTATAGAACTGATTCATCAGGAAGTCTAATTCCTGGAATCCTGCCGCCATCTGGCCATTCCATTCCACATAGAAAGGCTTTTCCTGCCCTTCTGCCATTGGAATTACCTTGAGATTGCTATCATAATGCAATTCGCCCGTCGTGGGGTCCTTGGTCACAGAGTCTTCTGGTACTCCCATCAACGGTTCTGAATGCGCATCAAGTATGCGCCCCATCCTAGTTAGGCGCGTTTCCATCCTGTTGATTATGGGGTCGAGCGGCGTGTAATCATCGCAGCCCCACTGATTTGTAGTGGTGGTAAGGTTCAGGAAGGGTACTAGCAGATAGTCATCTATGCCGGCCTGGTCGATCTCTATATCATAGGCTTCTGAGGCGATCTTGTTATCTTTGATTGCATACTTTCTCGTTTCGACCTCGCCTTTCCTGTGGATTTCGCAATGCAGATAGGTATTCAGAACATGATCTATAAATTCTGAAGAAGTCCAAGCCAATAGATGTTCGGCCACCTGACCGGATGCATCTTGAATCGGATACCAGCGAGAAGGAGCAATGGCCTGAACATGTGGCTCGCCCATATCGTCTTTGTATGCCTTGATTGGCCCGACCCCAAACCTAGACATGTCGATCAGGGCCTTATAGGACTCCTGCCAGATGGCCGAATCGATCATCAATTGATCTATAGCCTTCTGATTGCCATCGGATACCTTAATTTCTGGCTTCTCTCCAATCAGGATATCGGGCCAAAAAGTGGACAGTCTGCGATGCAAGTTCAGGATGAGGATGATCTTCTGATGTTCGGCGGCGCTAGTATGAAAGAGGCGAAGTAGGCCTGTATATACCTTTGTATGATTTCCATCGAAGAGGTCTTGGTTCTGCTGATAGAGTTTCAATCTTCCTTCGGCTTCTTCGCGAGGCGGCCAATAGGCACCTTTGAAAAGAATGGAATCTACGTCATAAATCATATAAGCCTCATCTGCCGAATGTCCTTGATCGCTCGCCGGGCAATATAACGGGTCATATCCGCACTATGGTCAGGTGCGCCGGACCCGCCTTTCATAAACATATCAATGCCTTGCGCTTGCTTCTTCTCGTCCCATCGGAGATCATTCAGGCCCCAGATGGTTTTTTCGCACTTCTCATAAATCTTTAAGCGGCCAAGCGATAAGAGCGTGGTAACATCTTCGACTCCGGGAAGGATTGCATTATCGGCATCATGTACATTCGCGAGTTGAGGAAATTTGCTTCTCAAGATTTCCCTCTGGAATCCGGGTTCTTCGGGCGGCACCAAAATGCGCTGAGGAAATACGGGCTTTCCGTTCCAGTTGCATAATCGCGCTAGGTCCTCGATATACTCTGAATTGGTCTTTTGCTTCTGTTCGGCTTTAGAATCCCAATAGACCTCTTTCAGGCAATACCAGATACCTCCGGACAACCCCCAGAGAGCCGCACAAAAAGGATTGCTTATGCCATAGTCCATACCAACGAGGAATTGAATAAAATTATCAGGAACTTTTGTAACCACATACCCAGCGTTGGGGTCTTCTTCAAAGAATGAAAATACTCTGCCTTCTGCTGCTACCCATAGCCCCTCGATGAACCTGCGATAAAGTACCGTGCCTTTGGGATATTTTTTCTTCAGTGACGCGATATAAGAAGGATCAAGAAACGTGTTTTCATCAAGAATGAACCGCCAAGGCCGAAGTTCTTTTCTGCCATCCAATGCCAACCCAAGCTCTTCTTCTCGATCTATCAGCCGTTTGATGTAATGCTGGGGCGGGCCCGGATTCATTGATCCTATGAAAACTGATCCCTGATCCGACAGCCTAGTGTCCAGCATCTCATAAAAGTTCTGCGGCCAAGTAACAACCTCGTCCCCAAAGGCAGCTATTAGAGACTCGCCCTGAATTCTCTCTATCGCGCCTTCGTTTGTGGCCCCCTCTACCCAGCACTCCCTACCAAATATGCGAAGAGTCTTAGTGCTGCTATTATATTTTATGTGACCGGGAAATTTTAATTGCAAAGGAACTATGAAATTGCGCCTGAGCGCCCCAAGTGTCTTGCCTATGAATTGAATATTTCCGGGAGGGAGTTGCTTAATCGCCTTGATTGCGCAATACTGTTGAATCTCGGTCTTTCCGCTCCTCACCGAGCCGTACATCAGGGTTTGGCGGGTCTTCAGGCAATCCTGATATACTTGGGCTTGCTTGGGGAGAAACAACGGCGGCATGCTTGTCTAGGGCACCTACAATCTTATCTAGCATATCTTGTTCACTGTCCGTTTGGGGCGGCTCTTCTATGCGTCTCTGCTCAAGTAACCTGTCCAGGGCAGCAGACCATTTTTCCATCTTATAAGGATCTTTGACACCAGGCAGCAGGGATTTGTGAATCGTTATAGCTTCGTCTATGAGGGAAAGCCGCGCTTTGGCTGTGAAACATTCTATTTTTATAGGCTTATCCGATCTCGGTTCTTTGGCGGAAGGTTTCGACTGGAAAGGATTCTTCTTGCTTTGCCCTTGTCTGCGAAGTTGTATCTTATGCTTTTTAGCAATCTTACTGATAGTTCCGCCTTTCTTCCGATCGCCCAACCGAATTGCAGCGATCTCTTCCAGACTAATATTCCCGGCTTTATAACGATCGGAATTCAGATCATCTAAGATCTTTTGAACTACATCTTCGGGCAAAGGTGGAGACATTCATGCTTTCAGTCCTATAATTTTCAATCAAAAATATCGCCCCCTCGCACAGGGCAATAGGTCAGGGTAGTCGAGCTTTCCAGATATGTAAGGTCCGCCAGTCGTAACAAGAATGGCCCGATTCTAGCCGCTTCGGGCAACGAGCGTGAAAGGCTAAATGACAAGAAGAGGCCGCCCGCAAGAACGGCATTCACATGGGCAAGCATTTGCATGCTTGATCATCTGGCGATGACAATTATAGCCGATGACCTTAACACCGGCCAACCCGCTCGGCAAACACGGGAGGCTCTACATGCATGCACGGTCTGATGCAGAGGTCAATCTGCAATGACATGAATTGCTGGCAGCATATTCC